AGCACTAGCCCTAGATTCGAGCCACTCACTAGCCCGCAATTCCGCCGTTAGGCGTTGCGTTGCGGTCATGCTTCATCACCTTTCGTTGATAGGCAGGGGCAGGGTGGATATACACCTAGTAATAGTCTGCCACAATTTGGGCAGGTATAGAACCGAGGCTTATCCATGCGCTTACCTTTCGTTTGATATGCCATAGTATAGCATAGACTTGACGGCTTGTCAAATCGTGCCACGCTAGGTCGTGAACCTATGTAGCCTATCGCTAGGCGTGGCGTATCCTACTTGTCGTGGATATTAAGGTTAAGTGTGGTGGTGTCGTTGGTGGTTGCCAATTTAGCCACTAGTGCTAGTGCGGTGTCGTCATCAAGGGTAGGCAGTACGCGTTCGACCTTGTTGCGATTACTTGTCACCTTACCATTACGGGTGCGCTTGTAGGCGCGTCCGTTAGGCGTGTCGTGTAGTCGCCACCCTGTAGAGCCTAGCCTACGGCTAGTCACCAACGGGCGTGTAGGTGTCATCACGATACTACCGCTCCCCCCGTAAGGGTTGGGCATGGTCGTATCCTTTCAGCTAAGTATCTCCTAGCCTAGTGCTAAGTAAGGTAGTGAGCCTTAATGATACCATAGTATCCTTAGCGTGTCAAGTTCATAAGAATATGGTAGTGATACCACGGGCGACCCGCTGTTACTAGTAACTAGTCTAGCATATTCTTATTCACTTGTCAAGTGCTAATCTACGACCCGATTTAGCGGGGTTCACCCTTTTGGGTGCTTGTTGGTGAAAGTATATCGTACTTTCATCACCTTGTCAAGTCTCACCCTTTCGGCGTGTCGCGGATAACTACGGGTCGCGCTTGTTATTCCTTGATTGACTTGATGGAGAGAACTATACCCTATCGGCACACGCTTGTCAAGGGGATAATTCGGGCAATTCGGACATTGACCATGTGAGATAGGTCACACCCCCATAGGGGTATAATCTAAACATAAGGTATATAGCGGGCAGATACTATTAATCCTGACTATTCCCCCATTTATATTTAATTTATACTAAGCCCCCCAATTCGGACATTTAAGACATGGGTAGATAGTCGATAACTAGTTAAATCTCTTTAACGCTAAATCTCTTTATCTCTTTGTCGATAAATCTATAAATCTATATGTCGATAAATCGACTTTGACCCTAGTATCGTTAAAATTGGGTCGCAGACCCCTTTATAGTATCCCATAATAAATTTCTGTTATATAATATAGGGGGCAATATATAGGCCTGACCAGGCCTTTTAAAAATACTTTAGTCAGATGTGTTCGTTTTAGCTCTTTGAACAGGTTATCTTATATGTAATGTATTACATACGGAGTCGCTCCGTTTAAGACTCCGCGACTCCTATATATTATATATAATAATATATATAATGGGAGAGTTATATCGCTATACAGGGACCGTTATACAAGCGATTAACAAGGGGATTAACTGATGGGTAGAAAGCCAGGAAAACAAGACGTTCCTAAAGGCGAGGCCCAGGAGCGCGTCCTGATAGCATTAGCCCAAGGAGCGACTGTGATAGCCGCTATGGCGACTGTGGGGCGCAATGACGTCACCTTCCGCCAGTGGTGCGCCTCAGATGCCGACTTCAAGGAGAAAGCTGACAAGGCCCGCCTAGAAGGCAAAGGCATCAAGACTGATTTAGCTGAACTTAAGGATATCGACTTTGTCTCCTTCTGTGAGCAGTTCCTCGATAGCAAGCTCTTCCCCCACCAGCTCAACTGGCTGGACATGATGGAGGGCAAAGAGCCTAGCTGGCTACCAGCAGGTATGACCTACGAGCCAGGCGAGCCTGACAGAGTACTAATTAACGTACCACCTGAGCACGCCAAGTCGACTACCATCACCACAAACTACGTCACATACAAAATTGTGACTAACCCAAACATGCGAGTCATTATCGTCTCTAAGACGCAAGGTATGGCCCGCAAGTTCCTTGGGGCAATTAAGACAAGACTTTCACATCCAGCTTATATTAAGTTGCAGTCGGCCTTCGGTCCTAACGGCGGATACAAGGCCGACGCTACTCAATGGTCTGCTGATATGATTTACCTAGGTACGGGACGTGACTCAGGCGAGAAAGACCCAACCGTACAAGCCCTTGGTATGGGCTCACAGATTTACGGTGCTCGCGCTGACTTGATTATCGTTGATGACGCCGTGATGGGAGCCAATGCCCATGAGTGGGAAAAACAACTTGAGTGGCTCCAAAAGGAAGTTATCACACGCCTGGGGCGGCACGGAAAACTAATTATAGTAGGAACCCGTGTCGCGCCCGTGGACCTCTATAAGATGCTCCGTGACCCAGGTCAGTGGTCTGGTGGTGTAGCTCCGTTTACATACTGCGCTATGCCAGCAGTTTTAGAATTTGATGAGAAGCCAGAGAAGTGGAAAACACTTTGGCCAGAATCGGACCAACAGGAAAACGCAAAAGATGATGCACTACCAAACGGGAACTTCCCCAAGTGGGATGGACCCTCGCTCTCTAAGCGTCGCTCTCAGGTCTCTCCCGCAGTATGGGCGATGGTTTATCAGCAGGAAGATGTCACAGAAGATTCAATCTTCTCGCCAACCTGTGTTGCAGGAAGCGTCAACGGCATGCGAAAGCGTGGACCACTAAAGCCTGGAACTCCTGGACACCCTAAAGCTGTCGAGGGTAGTTACACAATTATGGGACTTGACCCTGCTATGCAGGGAGCAACGGGTGCAGTTGTAGTTACATACAATAAAGCTGATGGCAAGATTTATATTCTTGACTGCGTCAACATGACTGAGCCTTCACCAGATAAGATTCAACATCTTATTGAAGACTGGGTTGAGAAGTATCGTCCTCAAGAACTACGTATTGAAATTAACGCTCACCAGAAAGCTTATGCCCTGGATGAGAACTTAAGAAACTTTCTAGCCTCTTATGGCTGCCAGTTGAATTCACACTTCACTGGTAAGAACAAGTGGGACACCTCTTTCGGTGTAGCCTCTATGGCTATGCTGTTTGGTAATACACGTGATGGCCGTTTCCAAGATAACAATATCATGGAGATACCAAGTAATGAAGGCTCAGAGGGAATCAAGACTCTCGTACAGCAGCTTATTACCTGGAAGCCTGACACAAAGAACCCCACAGATACTGTAATGGCTCTCTGGTTTGCAATCATCCGTGTACGCGAGTTAATGCAGAACACTTCGAGAGTGGGACAGTACCAATCAAACCGCTGGGCTACGCGACATCAAATGTCATCCCGCGGTTCAATTAATTTAGATGAAGCCTTTGCAGAGCAATGGGTTCAAACTTACGGTTAGGATTACAATGGCTAAAGAATACCCAACAGCAACAAATGGTGGCGGTGGTGGAGTACCTCGCACATCTGGTGGTATTACTGGAGCAGCTGGACGCAATGTTAATCCAGTTAATAAACTATCTCCGTCAGCAGAGAATTCAATTGCTGAAGCTCGTAAAGCTTTAGGCTCAACCAAACCTTCACCTGAAGAGATGGTCCGTCGCAATCGTGCTAACACAGCAAATGATATTGCACGCATTAGAAATCAAGGACGTAATACACGATGACACTATCTATGGAACAGGTTGCAGCTCGCGTTCAAGCACTACGCTATCGCAACGCTGAGCGTGATGCACGTAACCTTGATGTCCTTGCAGTCCGTAAGGGTAAGATTGCAGAAGTATATCCTGACTTCTTCCCACAAGGTGTAGATGCTAACGTAGTTGCCAACTTTATTGATATTGTCGCACGCGACTTATCAGAAGTTATGGCTCCACTTCCAGCAGTAAACTGCTCAGCAGCCAATCAGACATCTGATAGAGCGCGTCAGTTTGCCGATAAGCGTACTCGTATCGCATCAAATTATTTCCAACACTCAGACCTATCAGTACAGATGTACTCAGGTGCTGACTGGTATCTTACATATGGTTTCCTCCCATTCATGATTGAGTTGGACGAGGAAGCAAAGCTGCCACGTATCCGCATAGAAAACCCAGTGGGTGCTTACCCAGAGTTCGACCGCTATGGACGTTGCGTTGCATTTGCTAAGCGCTACATGATGACTTTAGGTGAATTGTGCACACAGTTCCCAGAGTATGATAGCCAACTCCTTGGACCTCAGGGTTACAAGCAGGACTTAAACGCACAGATTGAACTTGTCCGTTATTACGACAAAGACCAGTCAATCATCTTTATCCCAGCAAAGAACAATCTAGTTCTTTCTAAGGCAATGAACCCACTCGGTAAGATGATGGTCATCGTTGCACGTAAACCATCCATTGATGGTGAACTTCGTGGACAGTTTGATGATGTTCTTGGTATTCAATTACTGCGTAACCGCTTTGCATTGCTTGCTATGGAAGCTGCAGAGAAATCTGTACAAGCTCCTATCGTACTTCCACAAGATGTACAGGAACTTCAGCTTGGCGGAGATGCTGTTATTCGTACAGCGAACCCAGCTGGCGTACGCCGTGTAGACCTAAACCTACCACAAGGCGCATTTACTGAGCAGACATTGCTCAACCAAGAACTTCGTGTTGGTGCTCGTTATCCTGAATCACGTACAGGAAACGTCAATGCATCTATCGTTACTGGCCAAGGTGTACAGGCTCTTATGGGAGCATTTGATACACAGGTCAAATCAGCTCAAGCTATCTTTGCTGCAGCACTTCGTGATGTAATCCGACTTTGTTTTGAAGTCGATGAAATGATTTACCCAGAAGAAAAGACAATTCGTGGTGTGGATTCAGGTTCACCATACGAAGTTGTCTATAAGCCTTCAAAGGATATCAAGCAGGACTACTCTGCTGATGTGCGTTACGGAATGCTTGCAGGACTTAACCCTGCACAAGGACTTATCTTTATGCTTCAGGCTCTTGGCGGAGGGCTTATTTCTAAGGATATGGCTATGCGTGAACTACCATTCACAGTTAACGTAACCCAAGAACTAGAAAAGATTGAAATCGAAAAGATGAGAGACTCACTTCTCGGTTCCATTACTGCACTCTCTCAAGCGATACCACAGATGGCAATGCAAGGCCAGGACGCTTCTGAAGTAGTGCGTCAAATTGCTGCTGTAATCAAGGCACGCCAAAAGGGACAGGCAATAGAAGAAGTCGTTAGCGAAATCTTCGCCCCTCAGCAGCAACCAGTTCCTCCTGCTGGGGTACCACAATCGGTTGAGCAACCGTCCCCTGCTCCTGAAGGCGCTCCAGCAGGAGGCACTTCCCCTCTTCAACCACCAACACCTCAACGTCCTGACGTTATGAGTTTGTTATCTGGTTTATCAAGCAATGGAAATGAAACAGCAAGCATCCGTACGATGCGTCATAGATAGTAAGGATAGGGGACAATGACAACATTAGCTGCTATCCAAGGTAAAGGATGGGTTGTAATGGGCTGCGATTCACGCAGTTCAGATGAAGAAGGCCGTCCAATGCAGATGGCTACCCATAAGATTGTTGAAAACAACGGCGTGCTTATTGCTGGTGCAGGTGCAGGACGTGGTTCTAACATACTACAGTTTGGCTGGAAAGCACCAAAGCCTACAGCATCACAAGATTTAGATGTCTTTATGACACAAACATTTATCCCATCAATGCGTCAAGCATTCATTGATGCAGGATACGATATGAAAGAAGATGGCGATGCTGCTTCGCATGACTCGCAGTTTCTTGTCAGCGTTCGTGGAGTTATTTATCCTATCTTTGAGGATTACTCTTGGGACCGTGATACACGTGGTATCTACTATGCTGGCTCTGGCAGCCCGATTGCTCTTGGTGCTATGGCTGCACTTGGTATCGAAGATGTACAAGATGCTGCTCAAGCTGAAAGGCTAGTACGCAAAGCTATTGAGATAGCAACTGATTGGGATATCTACACAAGTGGACCAATCATTATCAAAACACAATTTACTAAATAGGAGGAAACATGGGTGGAGTAGGAAGCGGTGGCCCTAACGGGGGCCCACAGTACAATCCAGCAAATGTTTCTGCAACTGGCGGAGCTGGACAATCTGGTAACTATTCAGGTTTCGCATATGGCCAGAATAAAGCAGTAAATGACCAGCGCGTAGAAGGTAATCGTGCGGCAGCATCAGCAGCAGCTTCAAATGTGCCATCAGCTGCACCACAAATGCCCGATGTTACACCCATCACAGCTGAAACACAGCTACCTGACCAGAGTGTAATGCATGGTTCAACACCTGATACTGCGCATCTGCGTGGTATTCCAGCGCAACAGGGCGAAGACCCTGATATGAATACAGTTCGCAATTACTTTCCTATGATGGAAGCGTGGGCAAACCAGCCAGATACACCTCAGTCAACCAAAGAATACATTAATTATTTGAGGACTATTCTGTGAGTTTCTATGACGTCCTTGCTGGCGTTGATTCAAACCTGGGTGGCTCAAAGGCCCTACCATCTACAGTAACTAATGGCCGTGTTGCATTTGGTGCATCACTTGATGTTGCCAAAAAGTTACCTAAGAATCCTGGTAGCTGGAATGATGGCGTAGAAACAGTACGCAAAGACATCGTCAATATAGCTACATTTAACCCAGTTCTTACTGGTGCAGTACTTGGATTAACTGGTGGACCAGTAGGTGCAGCCGTTGGTGCTACTGCAGGTCTTGGCATTGTTGGTATTGATAAGCTCACTAATGGTGGAGCAACTAAACTTTTACAAGCTGGTGCTAAGAACGTACGTTCTAACTATGCTTTTGTACGTGATGTAGCTGATAAGAACCTAGGGATGGGGCTTCTTACAGGGCTTACAATGATTGCAGGCGGCGTCCTTGGTGGACTCGTTGGTACAATTGCGGGTCCTGAAGGTACAGCAATTGGTGCAGCATTTGGTGTTGGCTTAGCTGGAAAGCTAGAGCGCAACCTATTTGAATCAGGTGCTGGTGCTGATATCAGCAAGACACTTAATAAGTCTGCTAAGTTTGCAGGTACTGAAGCAGGTCAAGTTAAGTATAACTTTGGCCGTGACATTACACGTGATGTTCTTGCTAAAGTTCCAGGCTGGAATACACTTGGTGATACTACTAAGGGTATTGGTGCTGTAACATCTGGAGTATTAAACTTCGGATTTGAAGCTACTCTTGGCATGGATATGGCTGCTGGTAAGGGTGTTGGACTTGCTGCACGCAAGACAATGATACGCCCTATCACTGAACCAATGACAGGTTTGACCCGTGCTGTGTTCTCTGAATCAGAGGCAAGCCGTGTAGGACAACGCCTAATGGCTGACGTTGATATGATTAAACGTACAGTAGCTGGAGAGCAAACACCATACACTCCAGTATTTAAATTTTACCAGGAAGCAAAGCCACATGAACTAGCATCTCGAAAAGAGTTTGATAGTGAAATTGGACAGGTTGCTGCACAACTTTTTGCTGGTAAGTCCACAGAAGAAATTGGTTTGCTTGCACGCGTAGGACGCGGTGATGTAGAAGCCGTATCTGAAATGGCCCAGAAGCATGCAGATACATTCGCTGAAATGGCACGTTATCAGGATGCGTTAGCTGCTGTCGATAAAGATGGCATTATTAATTTTCAATATAAGGGAAACCTTATTCCATTATCAAAGCGCTTCCAAGAGAACTATGATATGGTGCAGGCTGAGATGGATTCTCTGCGTGCAAAAACAAAGTGGTTAGGTGATGGCCTTGAACTAGAAGGCGCTATGACTAACCGTACCGTATCTCGTTGGGCTTGGGCAGAGCGCGTGCGTAATGACTTCGCTAAAGAGAATGCAGCACGTAGAGTATCAGGCACAGCGGACTTTGTACCAGAAACTGGTGTTGGAAAGTCTTATCAATGGGCATATCAAAAGAGTCCATTCTCCGCATTCATTCGTGGTGTAGATAGAGTGACTCAAGATGCACCTAATGGTGTAGTTAACTTTAATGACATAGTGATTGCCAATGAACGTGTAGCTGCCAGCTTGCGTCAGGCTGAAAAGGTTAAAGCTTCAATCCCTGAAAACAATTTACGTATATTCGATAAGTGGACTAGAGCCACAAATGAATCAGAGAAAAATGCTATTCTCGAGGAGTATACAGCTACTGGGTTTAAGATGCTTGGAAAGAAGCATGGCATTGCGCCAATGCTTATTGATGATGCAATTAAGTCATACATTGAGAACCATCGATTGTTCCAGTCTGAAGCAATGAAGGCACAGAACATGAAGAAGGGTTATATGAATGACCCGCAGAATCCTAATACACTCATCAGTGACCCACAGCTTATTACTCAATTGGCTAACGGTGCTATGCTTATGGACTGGGAACTAGCCGATAAGGCACTTAAAGAATTTAAAGACCACCATGGAGCAGCAGCTACAATTCCTATGCGAGTTGCAGATAGCTCACGCATCATGGCTGATGAGCTTAATGGATTATGGCGTTCATTTACATTGCTACGTACTGGATACCCAGTAAACGTAATCAAGGATGCACATATCCGCGCATGGGGCGATGCAGCCCTATTCGATGTGTGGAAGTATCTTGGACAAGATGCTATTGATGCAGTTACTAATTCATCTAATACTATTAATAGAGTCAATCGCTGGGCTGTCGGTAAGATTGACAAAAACAAAAACATGCAGTACTTGCGTGAAGAGATTACAGCTAGACAGAACACTCTTAATATCCTAGGTGGGTATCTTAAGAAAGCTGGACTAGATGTTAATAATCTACCCAAGAAGATACCTGCTAAGTTCATCGAAGACTTAGAGAACTATAATACAATCCAAGCAAATCTTGATGGATTGAGAGTTCATGAGAATACAATTGTTAAGGGAATCAAACCTAATAAGGTTGGACGCCAAACGATTACTCTTGATGGTGAGACATTTGAGGCAGCTGGAGCGGGACGCTTTGGGCAAATCTTTATGTCTAAGATTACACAGAAGGATGACCTTCGTCGTGCAATGTCATCTATCAAAGAGCTCGCAATTGAGAATGCCCGTCGTGGGCGTAGCGGAACTAAGACAGTTCTTCCTACAGATGAAGCACTTCACCTTCAGTCATGGGAACAAATCCTCAATGACAAAATTCGTTTTGACCCAGTAGCTCGCATGATTATGGACAATACATCTGATGTGACTATTGTTAAATGGTTAAAGAGTCCTGAAGGTTTTGATTATATGGACCGATTCGCTGCTAAGCGTAGCGATGCTCCAGAGATTTATGACCGCGTAAAAGCAGTTGTTGATATGTATGCGCCATCACAGGCTATGCGCAAACTTATCATGGAAGATAAAATGAGTGCGGTTGAGCTTAAGAAGCTTTATCCAAACATGAACGAACGTCCTCCAGTATATAGCGATATGGCTGATGATATGCTTGGCACAAGCGGATTCTACAAAGAAGGACGCCAGAAGATTAAAGATGCTATTGCTACCCTTTCTACATGGCCAACATCTAAGTTAGCATTCAGCCCTTACTTCCGTGCTAAGTATGAGCAGCAACTTCAGTCTCAAATCTGGGTAGCTAATGCCCAAGATAAGGTTCTTACTATTGCGGATAAGGCTCGCTTCGAGCGTCGTGCACGTGAGTTTGCACTTCGTGAATACCGTGAGAAGCTTAACTCTTTCCATCGTGATATGAACTACTCAGGTGTCACAAACTATCTACTAGCATTCTTCCCTGCATTAGTAGAACAGTTCCGCGCCTATGGTCGCATCACACTAGAGCACCCAGAGTTTGCCGTTAAGAAACTTAAGTTTGCAGCTACACCTGAACAAATCTCAGATGTTAAGACTGACCCATTTGGCAATCAATACTTTGAAGTTGACCTGCCATACTTTGGTTTAAAGTCTCGTATTCCTACATCTTGGTTTAATCCAGATAACCCTACTGGTGGAGACTTAATCTCAATC